GCCCCGCCGCCTCGATCCTGGCGATGATGGGGGCAAGGTGCAGGACCGGCGCACTCATTGGAACGCCCCGCCGAAATAGGCCTCGACCGTGGCCGCGATATCGGCCTCGTCGCCCGCGTCAAAGCCCAGAAAGGGCCGCGCCGGGATCTCGACCTGATCGACCATGATGAACTGGCCGTTGGGCAGGAAGAACGCGAGCTTGGCCGCCGCGTCGCTTTTGTCGCGCGGCTCGATGAACGCGCCGAACTGGTGGGTGGCGGCATAGGGCACGTTGGTGCCCACCTCGACAGATCGCGGCCCCGCCTCGCGCGTGATGCTGTCGCGCAGCCGGGTGCTGTCCACCAGCGTCTTGCCCCCCGTCTCCCGCGCGCGGTGCGATACCGGCCAGGCCTCGCCGCCGGGACCGGTGGAGGTCTCGAACCGCGCGTTGACGGAGGTCTCGATCACCGTGCCGATCCGGTCCATCAGCGGCGTCATGTCGCCCGCCAGGCGCAGCGCCTCGCCGAGTGCCGCGTCGAGCCGGGCCTCGTCGAGCGTGAGCGTCATCGTGACCATCTCAGAACCCCTTCAGACTGTCGCGGGTGAAGGTGGCCTCCGGCGCAGCGACACGCGGCGCGCTCGACTGGCCCGGGGCCGTGTCGGCGGGGGTCTCATCGCCCAGCGACACCTCGCCCGCGCGGGCGCGTTTGAGAAAGGCGAGCGCGTGATCGTGATTGGCCTTCGCGCCCTCGACCACCGGCGCGCGGTCGCCCAGAAGGCGATACCAGGCGATGGCGGCGGCATGGACGGTCAGCACGCGCGGCGGGTTCGTGACATCGTAAAGCCCCGAGACGTAGCTTTCGACTTCCGAGATCGCGTCGTCGATCGCGGTTTGCAGCGCCGCGCCGTCGATGCCGGTGACCATGCCGTCGCGCGTGGTCAGCTCCGCCAGCCGCGCCTCGCCGAACCGCTCGATCATGTCCTGAGGCACGAGATAAGGCATCAGGCGGTGATCCCCTTGACGGCCCACATTACCGCTTCCTCGATCTTGGTGCGCGCGAGCGCGAACTCGCGTCCCTGATGCGGGGCAAGCTCATCGAGAAAGGCCTGCCCCAGATCCTTGATCGCCTCCACGCGCGCCTTCTCGGCCTCGCTCAGCACGCGGTAGGCGTGGCGGACGGGGCTGTTGGTCACGCGGGCGTCATCGGTGCTCGGGATCGTGTCGGACATGGGGCTTTTCCTTTTTTGAATTGGGGGCCGGTCTCTTCCGGCTGTCACGCCTGATCGGCGGCACCCCCTTGATGTCCGCCCGCCTCGTCGGCGACGGCCTTCATCTCGTCCCAGACCGCGTCGCGCAGCGCGGCGGTGATCCGGTCCTTGTGCTCGGGCAGCGCCGCCTCCAGCGCCTTGACCTTTGGCTTGCCGCCCGCGTCAAAAGCGTCCTCGGGCAGGGCACCTATCGCCCCGATCAGGGCCACGCGCAGCGCGGCGTCGATCTTGCCCGGATCGGCGGGCGCAGGGTCGGAGGGCGCAGGCGCGTCATCGCCCGCCTCCTCGATCGCGCCCAGCTCGATCAGCCGGGCGATATCCTCGGGCGTGCCGATATCTTCGGCGCGGGCCTCGGTCCCGGCCTCCAGCCGGGCGGCGGCGATCACCGTGCGCAGGATGCGATAGCTCATGATGTGCCCCTCAAATCGCGTTCTGGATCAGGTAACCGGCGGACGGGGCCGAGACGACCTCGCGCACACGCCAGCCGACGCGCAGCCGCATCGCGCCCTCGATGCCGTTCTCGCGGACTTGCCATCGGCTCGCCACGCGGGTGCCGAATTGCGCCGTCCAGCCCCATGCCGGGAACGGGCTGTCCGGCCCGGCCTGCGTGTCGCGGTGCAACAGCGCGATGTTGTTGCCCCACACGGGCTGGATCGCGGCGGTCTGTCCCTTGCGCGCAGTGTTGACGAAACTCTCGCCGACGAGGATTTCGTTCAACTCGAACAGATCAGCGATGGCTTGCCGCGTGGCGATGCCTGCATCCCCGCTGTTGCGGTTGGTGGCCTTGACAATCTGGGGGTGGGTGGCCAGCGCCGAAAGCGTCCGCCGGTTGGTGGCCATGACGTTGAAGCGGCCCGTGAAGCTGCTGTTGAGCGCCTCCGTGATAACGCCGATGGGATCAGAGGCGGGATCGCTGAACTTGCCCGCGCCCGCCAACGGAACCACGTTGGCCGCGTCGTAATTCGCCGCATCCTGCACCATCGCCGCGACCCGCTTTTCGCGGTCGATCTGCATGGCGTGGGCCATGCCCTGCACCGCCAGCGCCTCGGGGTCGATATTGGAGGTGCCGTTGGCCCGCCCGGCGGCGGCGTCAGTGATGTCGGTGAGCGGAATGGTGACATCGAGGGCGTAATCGTTGACCGAGGCATCCCGCTCCTCGCCGCCGAATTCCATCTCCTGCGGGATGCCCTTGCGCCCGATGAGCGTGTCGGGGACGGTGAAGAACTGCTCGGGCGGGAAATACGTCCACTTGAAACGCGGGCTGACCACGCCGACAAGGGGCATCAGCCCGTCGGCGATGAAGCTCACATCGGGGTTGCGGTAGTTGACGGCGATCGCGGTCATCGCCGCGTCAACGGGAAAGGGTCTCGGAGTGCTCATGGATCGGCTCCTTGCAGATCAGGTCACGGAATGACGGGCGATGGCCACGTCGATGATGTCATCGGCCACGCCACCCGAAAGCGCGAAGCCCACGGCCACGTTGCCCGCGCCACTGGCGGCCGCGACACCCGCGCCGCCCGCGCCGCCGCGCACCGACTGGCCTGCCGCGACCGCACCGGAAAGCTTGAGCTCGGCCGAGCCGGACATGATCACATCGACCATGTCGCCGGGGGCCGCGTCGAGCTGATCGGTGATGCCGATGGCGCGGTCGGTGGCCGCGACAGATGGCACGACGCCACCCGACGCTCCGAACTTGACCACGCTGCGGCCCGTGATGGCCACTTCGGCGCGGTAGGATTTGATGAACGGTCCGGGGTTAGGCATTGTCGCTCTCCATCCTGTCTGCGATCTCGCGCACCGCTTCCGCGAAGCTGAGCGCGCGGCCCTCTTCCTCGGCCTGCTTGACGAGCAGGTTCGCGGCGGCGGTGATGTCGCTGTGGGTCTTGATCTGCGGGACGGTGTCGCCGCCCGCGCGCTCGCTGAAATCGATCAGCGGTTTGGTCTGCTTGAGCAGCAGGTCGCGGAACCAGGCGCGCGGGCTGGTGGCCTTTCCCTCGGCAAAGGATACCTCGGCTTCGGCGTCGAGCGCCTCCATGAAGGCCGCCATCTCGGGCTTGAGCCCCGGCGCGATCCGGCCATCCTTGGCCAGCGCATCAAGCAGCGCCGCATCCTCGGCGCGGCGCGCCGCGGCGCGGGCCTCGGCAAAAGCCGCCTCCTTCGCCGCGATCCCGGCCTCGCGCGCCTCCAGCGCGGCCAGCCGTTCCTCTGGGGTCTGTTTGTCCGTACCGGACATGTCACTCTCTCCTTCTGTGGGGTCTGCCAGATCGACGAGGTCGATCAGATCATCGGCCTTGAGGCCAAGCACCCGCGCGAAACCGCGCAGCCGCTCTTCGGGGGGCGTGGCGATCTCGCCGCGCAGGATTTGCAGGACGGTGCCGCGCTCGATCCCTGCCGCATCGGCCATCCGGTCGATCAGGGCCGCGCGCTCGGCGCCGTCCTCGGCCCGCTCGTCGAGCCGGGCATTCAGGCGGCGCGAGAGGTCGGTCTCGGCAAAGCCGGGCACGGGGGTCTCCCCGCCAGCCCGCGCGGTCTGGCTGCGCATGAATTCCTCGGTGGTGCGGATGTTCTCCAACTCATGGGCGGGCACGATCCGGTCGGCCACCTCCTGCCCCTGCGAGGCGAGCAGCCAGTCACGCAACGAGGCGATCACGCGGCGCAGCCCGCCGAACCCGGCCGAGGCAAGTCCCGCGATCTCTGCCTCCGAGAAATCAAGCTCCAGCGTCACGGCCTCGCCGTCCTCGGCGAACTCGGCGGGCTTCAGCCCCTTGATCGCCGGGGGCTGGGCACCCAGAAAGCCGACATGCTTGAGATAGTAGCTGCCCGGTGCCGGGTTCGCCGCCGCCTTCGGGGGGTAGAAGCTGGCGCTGATCTTCTTGAAGCGCCCCGCGCTCACCATCTCGGCGAAGGCAGGCTCGACCTGATCGGGCTCGGCGAAAAGCCCGGCCCCCTCGGCGCGCAGGGACTTCACCCAGCCATAGGCCGGGGCGTCGGCGCGCGGGTGGCCGATGACGATCGGGGCCTCGTGCAGGGCCGGGTCATAGGCGGCGGCGATGGCCCTCACCTGCGCCTCGGAGAACTCGAGGTTCTGGCCCGACATGGCGGTGTGGCGACCGGCGCGGAAGATGTGAAGCGGCTGTGTCATGGCCCGACATTAGGGCCTGAACCGGGGCCATGTCAGATGAAGGGCTTCACCTGACATGTGGGCGCGGGGCCTGGAATGACATCACCACTCTATCCCCGGCCACCGGCTCCGGGCAAGCCTCCATCGGCCCGAGCCGCTGAGCGGCCCGCTGAGTGCGGTTCCGGCCCGCGCGGGGGTTGGGTTGCGAAAGGCCCGAGGGGGGTATTGAAAGGGTATTTAACGGCGCTCTCCGGGCGCATTTCATCCGAGGGGGACAGTCAGAGGTGCGGTCGCGCCGCCCGATCGGCCAAAATCGCCCTCAGATACCATCCGAGAGCAGCCCGGCGATCAGCGCGACGCTGGCCTCCAGCCGCGCCCTGACCTGCGCCGCAGCGGGGCTGAGACGCTCTGACACCACCACCGCCCCCGACCGCCGAAGCGCGCGGGTCAGGGCGAGGCGCGCGATCAGCTCTGCCTCCTCCCCGCTCGCAAGGCCCAGGGCGAGGTCTTGCGCGCGGTTCGCCAGCGCGTCCAGCGCCGCGAGCGAAAGGGTCGTGTCGCGAACCGGGACGGCGCGCGCGAGCGTCCCGTCCACCGTCACGCCGAGCAGAGATCCTGCGCGCGTGGCGAGAAGATCGCCGATATCATCGGCTCCGAGGGCAGGCGCACCTGAAAGGTTGCGCACGAGACCGACATTCTCCGGGGCCGCAGCAAGGGCTGCGCGCATCGCACTGCTGATCCCGGCCCGGTCCCCCGCTCCGATGGTCCAGTCGATCTCATCCCCCGTCACAAGATCGAGGGCACCCAGATGACCGCGCCCGCCGGTCATCCCCAGAAGGCGCGCGCGGGCGGCAAAGCCAAGCTCGGTCGCCGCCGCCTCGGAGGGCAGCCCGCCAGATATCGGCCCGTGCCGCCCGCCCAGATCGAGCCACGCCTTGCCGGGATTGCCGTCCCAGGCGGGATCGACCCCGAGCGCCGTGGGCTCGATCTGCCCGGTGCGCTTGTTGAGCACACCGCGCTCCTCCAGCGTGAAATCCTCGGTCACGCTCATGCCGCGCCGGTCCATCATCGCCTGGCTCAGTTGCTGGACGGTGCAGCCGCAGCGCCAGCCATTGGGCGGGTAGATGCGCTCCCATACCGGATCGTCGACGGGGCGGATCAGATCATGATAGCGCACGTGCTCTTCGCGCTTGGTGTCGCGCTGGACCTGGACATAGCGCAGGAACGGAAAGGCGTCCTTCACCCGCTCGATGCGCGCCCATTTCCCGGCGGCGTGGGCGGCGCGCATGTTGGCGTCGAAGATCACCCGCAACCGGCGCGGCGAGCCGAGCTGGACATTCTTCAGCGCGCCGGTCAATGGGTCGCGCTCCATGCTCCGCCCCCACCAGCCGAGGCGCTTCAGCTCCGGCTCCAGCTCGTCCATGAAACTGGCAAGCGTGCCGCCGCCCTCGAGCGCACGATCAAGCGCGCCCCGGATCGTCTCCAGCACCTCGTCGCGCATCGCCTTGGCGACCACGAAATTACTGGCGTGCACGTTGCGCCACACGTCGCGGAAATCGAACCGCGCGTCGGGCGGCGCAAGCCCCTTCGCGCGGAAGAAGGCAAGCACCTCCTCGGGGCGCAGGCGTTTGAGCGCGTCGATCACGGGGCCACCGCGCCGGGCAGGCTGTCCTGCCCGGCGGGCAGCTCGCCGTCATCGACCACCGCGCCCAGCTCGCCCGCCAGACGCGCGGCAAAGCTCGCCTCGGTCAGAAGATCGGTCAGGGGCTTCGGGTCTCCGGGCCGGTCGCGCAAGCCGTCGAGCCGCGCGCGCAGGTCATCGAGCGTGTCATCGGGGCCAATCCCCGCCAGCAGGGCCGCGATATCGGCGAAAAGCGGCGCGGCTGCCTCTTCCGCGTGGCCCTCTTCGATGATCGCGCGGGCCAGATCATCGAGCGCGCTGTCATGCCGGTGCTCGGCCCGGTGCTCGGCGAACTCCGGCGCGGGGCCCGTCTCCGGGGTCGCGGCGCGCTCATAGCCGTCACCGTAGGTCTCCTTCACCCGTTCCTCGGTCATCTGCCAGCCGATCGCATGCAGCTTGCTGTCGCGGTCCACCGCCGCCGAGGTGTCCTCGGGATCGTCCATCTTGCGCCAGACCATCGGCGGGGCCACGCCGGGGAAATTGAACTCCGCCAGCCGCGCCACCGGCCCCTCGTTGAAGCTCTGGCACACGAGATCGGCATCGGACTTCTTGACGGCGTCCCCCACGTCCTGATGCACCTCGGCCTGGCTTCGGCTCGACCCGTCATCGGTCGTCATGGTCTGCGACAGCACGATCTTCGAGATCGCGGCATCCATCGTGTCATGCAGCGCCTTGTAATCGAGCGTGCTCGCCCCCGAGGGGGCCGAGAGAAGCTCGATATCCATCCCCTCGGGGATGATGATCCCGGCCTCCGAGCGGATCGCCATGACGGCCTCAAGCAGCTTCTTCTGGTCCTCCTCGGTCGCGCCCGAATGATACTTGCCCCGCGCGGTCGGCATCCCGAACTTGTCGAGCGCGATGAGCCAGAGTTTCAAGCCGTTGCGTTTGAACCAGACCGGCCAGTAGAGCCAATGCGCAAGGCCCAGACCATAGGGCTCGTCATCGTGATCCGCTCCCGTCGAGAACACCCAGAACTTCTCGGCGGGCATCTCCTCGCCCGCCAGCATGTTGGACATGGTCAGCAGGCGCAGGCCGCACTCCTCGTCAAAGCGGAACCGCACCCGGTCGCGCACGCGGATGTCCTCCCAGCCCCAAAGCTGCCCGTCGCGGCGAAACATCTGCTCGGCCACCGAATATCCGTAGAAGAGGCCCCAGAGCATCTTCTCGGTCAGCCGGTCGAACTTCATGGCGGATATCTCGTCGCGCAGCCAATCCGCCGCGCGCGAAGCCGCCCGGCTCTCGTCGCCCGCCACCACCTCCCATTCGCGGCTCGTGACCGCCGATATCCGCTGCACCATAACCGATTTGACCTGCGGGTCGGTCAGGATCGGCTTGTAGATGTCGAAACTGCCGCCGCCTCGGGTGCGCAGGATCGGATCGGTCGGCTCCAGCAGCGGGCCGATCCAGGGCCGGGTGATGTCGCGCCCGTTCTGTATCCCCGCAAGCTCCATCGGGTTGCGCAGTCGCACCGAGCGCAGCCGCATGGTCGAGGTCTTTCTAGCCATCTCCGAACCCTCCGAAATCCATGCCGCCGCCGCCCCGGCCAAACCCCATCCGCCGCCCGCCCAGGGCACCCGTGAAATCCCCGGGCGCAAGGCCCGGGCGCGGGCCGGTGGAACGGTATTCGATCCCGCCCTCGCCACCATCCGCCACTGAGACCGCCAGCGCCGCCGCCCAGAAGCGGTCAGCGTGGCCGTCCGTCTCGCCGTCCGAGATGAGCCGCCGGATACCGGTGGGC